GTGCCTATGCCCGCGAAACAGTCGCCGATAGCCCTGTGCTCGGGACTGCCCAGATGGTTATGGGCATTCCCGCCTATCAGTTAGTCAAAGCTCTGAGAGGCGGTTCCCGTACCCCACCAAGTATGGATCAGGTTACCCAAGGTTACAAGGGTGTGTGGGAAGGACTCAGGGGAGGCAGTTAAACCCCTATCCACAAAGCAACAAGGATCGCGCCGACAAAGACCCAAAAGACAGCTTCCTTCTTGCTGATCCTCGGGTAACTGTTCTCCGGCACAGAAAGTGGAATACGCGGGTTAGGATCGCGATCAACCGTACGGCTGAAGGGGACGGTCGTCCCGACCTTTTGGTGCCACGGGATTGAATGGGCACTGTTCCACGCCTCAGAATCGATCATTGCCTGACGGCGTTGTTCGAACATGATGTCTTCGTCTTTCATTTCACTCTCCAGTACCACCCTGTGTGGTGGTTATAAGGTTCATCAACGGGTTGGCGCTCCAGAATACCGAGTTCGACGTAACGAACCAACTGTTTGAAGATCGACATTCGACCCATCCCGAGGCGTTCTGCAATCTCAACCGTCTTGCGCCACTCGCTGCCGATGGCGTTGCAGTATTTGGCGACCGCTTTCGAGTGGCGCGCCTCATGCATCACAGTCGGGTCGCGCCAATTGTTGTTCTTCTCGCGTGGATGCGCCGGCAACGGCTTCACATCCATCGAGAGCATCTGTGCGAAGTTCATTCTGGCACCTCAACAACTATGTCCCGATGCGGCTGGCGAATCCAATGGCTGAGAACAGACAGGTTTTCGTCGCGCCAGTGCAGTTCGCCATCGATCAAGAAGCACTCCATCTTGACCTTGCGGGTCTTCGGCTTCCGTTCGGCAACACGACCAGCCTCGAAGGCGATGGCGTAGAACTTTTCAAGCATTCCGATCTCTGCCTCAAAGTTAGGGTGCTGGTTACTAAGCCAAAATTCTTCGCCTAGACCCACCTTCAATGCCGCAGCGACGATCTGTTCGCGTGTGGTCATTTCGTCTCCCTTTTCGGTGCATAAAGCTGCGTTCCTATGGAAAGGCTGTCTGCAACATTCCCGCAGCGCATAAAGCCGTAGTTTGCGTCTAAGTAGGCAACAGGCTCCGCATGGCACAGGATCATATCCTTGAGGTCAGCTGTGGCGGCGAGTGCTTCTCTGGCTGCGTCCCAGCCTTCAAGGCTTGCTAGTCCTGCACGGCGCTCTGTGACCAATCTTTCAAGCGCCACCCGCAACATCACCTCGCACTTCTGGCTGTCGGCAAGTTGCTGGCGCAGGGATTCATTTTCATTCTGAAGCTGTGCGTTGAATTCCATACGGCGATACTTCATAGGCATCGCTTTGGCCTTGTCGCGCTCTGCGGTCATAGCGGAGAGTTGCTGGCGCAGGGATTCTTGCCCACCATTGAACGCAGCCCTACGAAGCGCATCACTATCGGCGTATTTCCAATCTTCGTGTTCGGCGATGAACTCCCACCACCACTGTTCATAGGTCATCACATCACCCCCGTCCACCAAGCAACAAGAACCGCACCGAACACGACCCAAAATACAGCCTCCTTCTTGCTGATCTTCGGGTAGCTGTTCTCCGGCACCGACAGCGGGATGCGCGGGTTCGGGTCACGATCAACCGTGCGGCTGAAGGGGATCACTGTGCCGACCTTCTGGTGGATCGGAATTGAGTGGGCGCTATTCCACGCCTCGGAATCAATCATCGCCTGACGGCGCTGTTCGAACATGATGTCTTCGTCTTTCATTTCACTCTCCATTCCCAGCCTTTGTTCCTGTTAAATTCCGTCCCGCCCGCTGGTCTGCGTTCCAGAATCCCCGCATCGCAATACACCATCAACACCTTGTAAATGCAACCCCGGTTCGTGCCCATCCTGTTTTCAATGTCCCGCGTCCCGGCCCAGCCGTCGCCGATCGCTTTGGCGTACTTCTCGACCGTAATTTTGTGGCGGTGCTTCCGGGCGATCCGGATGTCGGACCACGTGTTCGGCTTCGGGGGCGGCTTCTCAGGCGACATCAACGGCATCGGGGCCGGGGCCAGCAGCATCTGGGCGAAGTTCATACCCCGTCCTCCCGGTCCATCTGCGCCACTACCAACGACGCGTAGCCAGCAATATCATGCCAGCTGTCCCTGTTGTGCGGGTTGCCGACAGCGATGCGGGCCAGTTTGGTGCAAATCAGGTCGGTCGCCTCGCGCTGGACCGCGTTCATGTCGTCGCGGCGCAGGACGTTCTTCAACAGGGTCGCCAGCAGCGCCATCTGTTTGAAGTCGCCATACTGCTCGCCGCGCTCATCCAATGTCTCGTTCAAGTTTGTCATATTCTCTCCTTGGGTTTCTGATAACCCGTAAAAACTCCCTGTCCGGCAGGGCACCGTGCCAGCGGCTGCTGGCGTGACGCAAGAAACTTTCCTCTGATGGGTCCTCTCTCAGGTCGCCGGCCCGGCTCCCCGGACATACGATGAAAGTGTCGCCCCATCTTGCTAAAATCAGCGGCCAGCCCCCGGCAGCCATGTGCTCCCTGATCCACCGGGCCTGCGACGCCCGGATTTCGATGTCGGGCGCTGCCTTCAGCTCTATCCATGCTTCTACCCCGTAACAGCAGGTCTGTAGGTCAGGTGCCCCCAGCGCCGTGGCGTGGCTTTCTATCCACGTAAGGTGCACCGGGTGTCCTGCTAAAATGATTGAACTCACGCAGTCTTTTACCTTCTGCCTCAAGACGCTTTCTTTCTTCGGGATGCTCACTTCTTCTCTCCGCAATGTACGCCAAGACCTCCCGACCCGCCCGCCCGAGGTCCGGCGATGCCCCGTCGAGGGCCGCGACGAGCCGCCCCCGGACCTCGGCGGTCGCCCCGGTGGCCCGGACCCCCGCGCCATGGTGGCATATAAAAGTATAGTTGTCGATCAGGTCAGCGATCTTGATGATGGCCCTGACCTTGTCGGGCGGGTTCGAAACCTCCTGCCCCTCGAAAAGGGCATTCGGCTCCACCCCCTGCGCCCGCATCGCCATTTTCGTCGGCGTCGGGATATCCCCTGTGAACACCTCGTCGATGTCGTGGAGCAGGGCGTGATAACAAACGTCCCTACGGTCGATGTCGATGGTGTTCTTCATCTGGTCGCGAATGGCCATAGCGATCACGGCGACGTTGAACGAGTGGCTGGCCACGTTGCTCTCTGCCGTCGTGGCGACCAGTGACCAGCGCTTCACGTGCTGGGCGTCAAGCGCCCTGTCTATTGGCGTTTTCATTTGTGTTTTAGCGTCCCTTGGCGCTCGGTCCAGCTACGTTTGCGGTTGATTTCCATCTTCTTGCTGAATTCGGAAGCCAGATCGACGCCGTGCAGATGAGCAACATCAAGCAGCAGAATCAGAATGTCTGCACACTCCTGCCCGACGTCGCTGTGGTGGTGAATGGCGTGGAGCAGTTCGCTAGCCTCCTCCACAAGTTTGATAGCGGTGTCAAAAGAGGACCGGTCAGGCAGCAACGGACTGATCCAGTTATCGACCTCGTTGGTGGCGTGGTGAATCTGCATCACTCGACCTCTTTGATATCAGACGGGCGGGGACCCCAGCCGACGAAACCGACGCCGCCGCAGCCGAATTCAGCCGCCACGTCGTCAATAATGTCGGTCGCTTCTGCCGCTGCCTGCTCATCGTAGTTGGCGAAATTCAGGAACACCGCCGTGGGCATGGCCATGCGCATCGCTTCTTCGATTTGGACCCTTGAGAAGGTAGCAACACGACGGACCCGGCCAGTGACAGTGGTTGTTTCGTCCGGCACTCCAAGGTCGCTGAAGTGAATCTCCTTCTGATCGACGTACCAATCGCCGCTGTTGCCGTCCGGCGTATTGCCGACCCGGATAGGGTGGACACGGCAGCTACCGTACACATCCCGGAGCCATGCCACGGGCACGGAGCAGTCAGCTATGACACGGGCCGGGGTGCAGTCCCTGCTGGTACAGTACGGGTAGAAGCCGGCGCTGATACCAAGGCTGTAGCCCTGCGACCCTTCCAGCAAAATGCTGCGATGCCTGCTCATGATATCCATCCAATACCGCTGGTCGACTACCCGCGCCCGTCCGTGATGGTTCAGACGTTCATATAGGGAAATGGCCCGGTGTTTGACGATGGCCTTGTCCTCACGGCGAATCTTGGAAATCAGGGCCTCGGCGCTGCCCTGCATCGTGCTGGCGATCCGCGACAGGGATGCCTGTTCAGCGGCCTTGTGCTCCTCTGTGGCAATGCCGGCGGCCTCATGAACGATGAGAGTCAGGTCGTCCCGGTATTCGCAAACTGTCGCCCACTCCTCGACCAGACGGTCAGGGAAGAAAACAGCGCCCGGCCCGACGCCTATGATCTTCAACTCGTCGCCGAAGATGGCGCTAGGCAACACCTTGTGAATGAACTTCTGGTCGCTATCCGGGCAGTAAGCGGTATGGCCGGCGTTCGGCATGTTGGCCGAGATCACGGCGCTGTATTCATTTCTGACACCAAGGTAGCCAGCCAGCGCCCCCTTGCCGGTGCTGCCAAACTGTAGGTCCACCAATACGTCCATATTCGGTTGCATTTTATTTCTCCTTGTTTGAGGTCAGACGGCCATCCGTCCAGAACCTCTAGTATACCACACGTCCTATGTCCTGTCTAGTCTCAATCGACGTGAACACCCATCCGCTGGTCGATCCGCTTTTGAATCTCCTTCAGCGGCGGGACCACCAGCATCTTGCCGTCCTCGGTGAACCCGTATATCGGCAGCTGTTTCACGAAAGTTGTCATCGTCAGGGTGTCGAAGGTGCTGACCCTGCTTTCCCGCGCCCACGTCCTATATTCATTGAACAGTTCGAACTTGATGAGTTTCTTTGGCCAGCCGACAGCGTCGCCCATGTGGGCCTCTGCGTCGATGGTGTCGAAATGCTCCCTGACGATCGCCTCGCTGAAAAAGTGCAGCAGGCTGTCGTGCCGGTGGGACTGCATCCGCTGCTCGGCCAGCCCCTTCGTGTGCGGGGCAAAGCGCAGGTTGCTGGTGATCTTACGTTCCTTGAGCAGGCGCAGCAGGGCGTCCCGGCCCCCGTTGTCCATCTCCTTGAACAGACGGTCAAAATACGGCTTGTTGCAGGCCACGTGGCTGCTTACGTTCAGCACCAGCCAGCGTCTGGACTGCGGCCCCGCTGGGATGATCCACTCCTCGTTGGAAGCGATGATGACCCGGTTCAGGTTGTCAACCTCGACGCTGTCGATGCCTTTAGACTCGCGGGTAATACGACGCTCCGAGATTAGGCCCTTGAGGACGTTCGCTGCCTTCCGGTCGCCCGGCCACAAGACTTCGTCTGCAAACACCACGATGCTGTCGCTGGTCAGGCTGTTGAACTTTGCCGTTAGCCGCTCGGCGTCGATCAGGTGCGTGTAATGTTTGCCGAACAGCCGCCCGAACTGGTCAGCCCACGCTCCCTTGCCGCAGCCCTCGACGCCCCGCAGGACGACGCACGATCCTTTGATGTTCCGGGGGTCCTGTACGCAGTCAGCCATCCAGTCCAGCAGCCACTCGTAAATGTTGGCGTCCCCGGCGCAGACGATGTCCTTCATGTGGGTCAGGTAGTGATCGCAGACGGCCTTTGGGTCCGGGCTGGCCCCCCATCCGTTCCACAGGTTCAGGGTCCCGGCTGGCTCGTCGTCGTTCGGATAGATGCCCATATCGTAATAGGCGCGGCGCTGGCTGCTGGCGAGCCAAATGTCGGCCATCGCTTTCTCGGTGAACCCGTTCCGGGTAGGGATCTGGATTTTCTCCGGCGCTGCCATCGTTGAGAACGACAACATGGACAGGAACCCTACCCGCTCCCCGATCCCGTTGTTGCTGAAGGTGGCGACCAGCATGGTCTTGTTGGCCCGGACGAGGGCATAGTGCTTGTTCATCTCCAGCACCCGCTCTTCGATTTCAGCGTCTAGATTGCTGTTGGACACGTCGCCCGGTAGCGGACGCCAGCCCGCCTCCTTTGCCATGAACAGCAGGGTGCCGAACCCCACTGGCCCGTCTTCTTGGAAGGTCTTCCAGCGGACCTTGCATTCGTTGGCCTTCCGGCGAGCGCCGTTGGCCGACCACTCATCCCAAATGTCCAGCCCGTCCTCGCCGCAGGTGCTCTTCAGGGCCATGCCGACTTTCACCCAATCCTCGTACGACAGGGCATCTGGGTCAATGATGGTCAGCATCCGGTTAATCTGGTGAACTGGCACCTCCTGCTTGGCCACGACCTCTTTCGGCTTCTCGCGCCACGGCTCGCCAAGGGACTCCGACAGCCATTCTGGCATCACGGGAACCTCTCCCCCCTCCTCCCAGATGTACTCCTTCCCGTCGAGGGCAGAGGGGAACACGACTATGTGGCCAGTGCAGCGGTCGATCGTGCCGCCCCGCGTGTCAATACCGTTTGCCACCTTGCTGCTGCTGGACACCGCATTGTCTTGCCACATATACAGGTAGTGAAAGCCTCCTGATGGCGTCCGCTGGCGCGGGCCGGGGGGCAGGGGGCCTTCCTTTGCCGTGATCCGGGCTATTTCCTTGATGCCTGTCGTGCCGCCAGTGGGCTTGGAATCGATGTCGAGGGCCATCACCCCGTGCTTGGTGCCGGTGGCGATCCCGATGTTGCAGCCCCGGTACTTGCCGCCCGGAGCGAACCACTTGGCGATGGTGTTTGGCTTGATGCTGGCCGACATGTAGTTGATGCCGCCCCCTGCCAGTTTCTTGCTGTTCGTCTCCAGCGGCAGCACCGGGATGCCTGCTTTAATGTAAATGTTCGCCGCCTCAAACACGGCGTCCTCGAAGTCGAGTTTTGCCGCCCGCTGGAGTTCCAGCATATCCAGTTTAATTACGTCATCCATTCTGCGCATCCCAATATGAATTCCCGACCCCGTTCAAGTCGATCACCAACGGGACGCGGAACCACGGCACTGCTGCCCTGATCCGCTCCTGCAGCTCGTTCTTCAGGCGCAGCGGGTCCGTCCCGCGCCTCACATTTATTTCGTAACTGTCGTGCGTGTTCATGATCAGGTGCTGGCCGGGCCCCATGTCTTCCGTCAGCAGCCACATTTCCTTGTTGATGTCGGCGGCAGTGGCCTGAATCGCTAGTCCTGACGCCTTGTAGGTCTTGTACCCCCGTGGGAAGCGCAGCCGCCGCCCGTGCTTAGTCTGGACGTAGCCGTAAGCCTCTGCCGCCCCCTTAGCCCTGTTGGCCAGCTCCTTGACTCCCTGCACCCGCTGGTGGTAAGCCTCGATGACAGCTTCCGCTGCTGGTCCGGCCTTCTTGTACTTAACTGTCTTGTCGCCGTTCCGGAAGCTGTTCCACTCCCAAGGCATGCCCATCTTATCGGCAATGGCCCCGTTCCCGGAGTTGAAGATCATCGATAGGTTGAGCTGCTTGGCGTTCGCCTGCCCGCTGTAGGTCGCGTTCCGTGGCAGGTGGGTCAGCTCGGCAACGTACTGGTGCAGGTCCATCATTTCGTCCGCAGCGTAGGCGGCGTTAATGGTCGGGTTGTTAACCAGATGGGCGAAGACCCGGACCTCAAAGCTGTTCATGTCCAGCGACAGCCAATCGAAGCCCTCGTCCGGCAGAAACACCGGCTTGACGATGCTGGCGACCCGCTTGTTTCGCGAGGGGATCTGCTGCAGGGCTGGCTCGGTGTAAGATAGCCGCCCGGTGCCAGTGCCGCCGTCCTCGCCTTTGTTCTGATTTACATTCGGGTAGACCCTGTCCCCCACCATGTGCCCAAGGACATGGCCCCCGAGGAAAGTATCGCGGGTCTTGATCGTGCTGCGAACGGCCAGAATCAGCTCGGCCCGCCTGTCATTTTCCATCCCGCGCAGCACCTCGGCGTCCATGCTGGCGTTCCCGCTGTCCGTCATTGGCAGGTAGATGCCGCTGTCGGTCCGCCACTCGCCGTGTTCGTCCTGCTTCGGGCTGAAAACTGCCTTGACCTGCTTCGGGCTGTTAACGTTCAGATCGCACCCGACCAGCGCGTTTAGCTCCTTCTGCTGGGCGTCAATTTCGATGGTCAGCTTGGCCATGGCCTTCTCGGCCAGCCCAGCGTCGACCCGGATTCCACGCATCTCGGCCTTGATCAGGGGGGCCATCACTCGGCGCTCAAAGGCGACTATGGCCTGAATCCCCTGCTTTTCGATCTCGGCCTGCTGCCACTCCCACAGGCGCAGGGCGAGCAGGGCGTCTTTGGCAGCGTACTTGGCGACCAGCTCGGGCGGTGCCTTGCTGATGTTTTTCATCTGGACCCCACGCGTCGCCCTGCCGCCGAACAGTTGGGCCAGATCGTCGTAGATTTCCGACTCCTTGCGCTCGTGCAGGTATTTGTCGCTCAGGTAGTCCAGACTGAATGAGTGCTCGTGCTCGTTGATCAGGCACTGGCGGATTACGGTGTCGTCCAGCTGGTCGATGGGCATGTACAGGCTGCTGCTCTCGGCCATCTTAAAGTCAAAGGACGCGTTGTGGCAGATGATCACGCCACGGAACTGGCTCATTTCATCGTTGAACCAGTCGATGCTGCCGGGGTTGTGTCGGACGTCGTAATAGACGCTGCTGCCGTCAGGCGTCGCCACGCTAAACCCAAACGCCCGGTCGGTCGGCCATCTCAGGCCGGTCGTCTCGGTGTCAAACCCTATGTGGGGTGCTTCGCTGAATCGCATTCTCTTCCCCAAGAGAACGGGGACCCGAAGGCCCCCTGATTGTTAAAACGGTATGTCGTCGTCGTCGAATGACGGTGTCGACGGTTTCGGCTTGTCCGGCTTGCTGAACCCGCCGTCCTTGGCCGTGAACGCAAGCGACATCCACTTGCCCTTAGCGCCCTCCTTGATCCAGCCCGACACCCAGTATTCCTCGCCTTCGATCTTGGCGCTGCCCCGGTAGTCAGGATGATTCGGCTGCTCTTTCCGCTCGTTCTTGAAAAGAGAGCCGGAGAGTTCCTTTTGCTGGAAGTCCCCGGCCATTTTTACAGCTCCGCTGAGCCGGTGTAGGCCGGAGCGGCATCGCCCGCGTCGGCACGGTCGACGTCAGCAGCGCCCGCACGGATCATCTCGTACAGGCCCTGCCCCCGGTCGTACAGCTCCTTGGAAACGAATCCCGACGGGTGGACCTTGAAGGACCAGAACTCGCCCTTGTCGCTGGACGTCTCGATTGCGTCCATCCGGTACGCTTTGGCGAAGCGGTCAACGCCAGCGATCTGGACCAGCGTGTTCAGGGCGCGGCTGACCTTCAGCTTGGACTTGGTCATCGAGAAGACTGCCTCCTCCGGGCCGTGATCGGTTAGCAGTATGCAGAAGTGCTGGTGGGACTCGACGCACTCGTAATCGACCGGGTTCTGCATCGCTGCCACAGCGGCCTCGCCCTCTTCCTTGGACTTGTAGGCCCCGCAGAAGCCGCCACCTGCCTTGCGCAGCTTCCAGACGGTGTATTCCTTGCGGAACAGGACCGGTATGAACTGGACGCTGGAGCCGTAAAGCTCGCCCGTGACCGTGTTGAAAATCTGGCCCTGCTCGGCCCCGTCGATGTAGTTCGGGTCGGACTTCTTGATCTGCGGGGACAGCGCCTGCAGCACATCCACGCGGGGGAGGATCATGTCGCTTGCGCCCACGTCCTCGGAACCGGCGTTGCCCTTCTTCAGCCAGTCGGGCATCTGTTCTTGGACACCGTTAACCTGCGTCGCGACTGCCGTGCTCTCTTGTTTCTTGCTCATGGTATTGCTCCTTAGCTCTTTACGATGGATGCCCGTGTGAAGGGCGTGATTGAGAACAGCTCATCCGGGAACGTTTGCCCCTTCTTGAGTGCCTCCTTGACAGCGGCCTTGAAAGTGCTGGGCTGGATGTACTCAGTTACCAGACCTTCGTAGCCGTGCTCTTGCAGCCACTGGTAGCCAGCGGCCTTGTCTTTGATGGTGGCGTAGCAGTCCAATGCCAACTGGACCCGCCCGATACACTCGAAGGTCGCGGAACGAATGTCGTTCTCGGCCATGAACTCGGGGATCTTTTTAAGGCGGAGGTCGTCCAGCTCGATGTTGATCAGCCGGTACGTTTCGTCCATCTCTTCCTTCTCGCGTTGGAGGACCCGCATCCGCTCAGCCATTTGCTGCAGTTCTTTCATCTCAAACTCCTATCTCTGGTTATCTGGCGGGGGACCTCCCCCCAGAATCTCTAGTATACCACAGGTCGTCCGCCCTGTCTAGTCCAAATCACACCAAATCCCGGACCCGCAGGCCCTGATTGGTGTACTCGGACACGTCCTTCTTGTTTAACAGGGCGGTGACCACATGGCTGTCGACCTTCAGGTCGCTGATCAGGTCCACGTAAGTGACGGCGTTTTCCTGCCCGATCCGGTGGTTGCGGTCTTCGCTTTGCTCCCGGTCCTCCAGCGAGAACGTGTTGCTGTAATACACGGACAGGGTGGCAGCGGTCAGCGTCAGGCCCTTTGCCCCCGTCGCTTGATTGGCAATGAAGAATCGTTTGCCGGTATCAGACTGAAACTGGTCAACCATTGGCTGTCTGTCCTCGGGCTTAACACCCCCGTGTAGGACAAAAGTGCTTCCGGGCCAACGTTTCTCAAGTTCCTCGCTGATGGCTCCGAGTTCGGGCAGATACCGTGCCCATATAATCGCTTTTCCATCGAACTCCTCCAGTAGGGCGATCAGCTCGGCCAGCTTCGGGTTCTTCGAAAGTGGGGTCCCATCCGGGTCAAATCCGCCCGATATCTGCTGGAACCGTAACAGGGCCTCCAGTGCGTTCTGGACGCTGATTACCTTGTCGCCCAGCTTGGTTTCCATCTCACGGGCCAGTTCCTTGCATGCCCGGACCTGCTCGGCGGTCGCCTTGACAGCCCTCGTCTGGTATTGCTTCGGCGGCAGCTTCATGTCGCCTTTGCGCACCACGTCGCAGTAGGGGCGGACCCGGTCGAACAGGTGCTCGACGTTCTGGTAACCGATGATCTTCCGGTTTTCGAATCCGCCCATCATGCAGTACTTATTGCGGAAGCTGTAATACGACAGCTCGCCGATGATGGTCGGCCCGGCAAAATACATCTGTGCATACAGGTCTTGGATGCCCTGCGTAACGTTCGTGCCGGTCAGGATCAGTCGGAAGTTTGATCCTTCCCCGAACTCCCAGCACACCTCCGTGCGGCGGGCGTCGTGGTTTTTGATGGTGCTGGACTCGTCAACGACCGTCATGCAGCGGGCGTCGGCGATAAAATCTTTAGCGATCTGGCTGGCCCCGCCCTGCGACAGGGCCTCGACGCCGACCACCAGTATTGGGAACCCGTCCCACTTATCCAGCTTCTGGCCGGACTCCAACACTTGCAGGTGGGCGGGCAGAGCGCTGTACCTTTCAAACTCCTTCTTCCAGACGCCTTTCACGGACGTCGGGCAGATGATGAGCAGGCGGTCGATCAGGTCGACCTCCCGGCGTAGGTTCGTCAAAGCAATGGTCGACAGCGTTTTGCCTGCGCCCATGACCCAGAATAGCGCGAACCCGGCGTGCGGCCATGCCTTCTCCACACCCTGTCGCTGGCGTTCTCTTAGCCTCACGCCCCGCAGGAGGGCATCTGGGTCCCCCGGCATCGGCGGGATGTGAAACGCCTGCCCAGCGAGGGCCTTAATGGCCGGGTCGACTTCGGATTCTGGAAAGTTGGCCAGCACAGCGCTGGCGGTCAGTTTGTTGGCCTTCGCCCGCCATTTGCGGGTGGCTGGGTGCCAGCGGGCACCGGCTGATTTTGCTTTGTGATTGTCCGCGTAGGACAAGTGGAAGACGATGTTGCCTTCCTCGATGGTCGCTTTCATGGCTTCCCCAAGCTGTTGAACGCGTTAATGGAATGGGTGGAGGGGATTGGGGCGGCTTCCCCTCCGGAGCCGGGGGATCGTTTAGCCGATCTTACTCGGCGGTGTCGCCTTCGCCTTCGGAGTCATCAACGACCTTCGCCTTGCGCGGCTTCTTGGCGGGCTTGGCAGCGGCCTTCTCGGCCTTGGCGGCTTCCTTGGCAGCGGCCTTTTCGGCAGCGGCGTCGGCGTTGGACTCCTTCATGCTGGTGGCCAGTTCGTCGAT